GCACATTGTTCCCGCTGCGGGTTGCCCCCAGCATACTTGTACGGGCGACAGAGAACCCCGCCTTCGCCCCCTGCCGCTTGGCCGATTGCTTGGCTACACCACTGCCAACCAGCTTTTTCAAATTCTTCAGCGGGGCCGGAATCTGTTGGCGGATGCCTCGTGCAAACTCACCCACACACGCCGACAGACCGGATCGCACCGCCGCCTTCACCTTTTTGTCTGCCAGGTTGGAAAGTGTCAACTGAAGCAGCTTGTCGCCGCTCAGTTTGATCACTTCCGCCTTCATCTGGGCCGATAGGCGGGCAGATTTCTCCAGTCGCATCCGCGCCATCTCTGCCCGTGCTGGCTTAGCCATCAGTGGCCACCTCCACGCACGCGAACCGCACCATCTCCTGCTCTTCGTCGACGTTGATCGGGGGGCCAGAAATCGAGAGGATGCGAGAGTCCAGCACCAGACGGTTTTTGACCGTGATCGACTTTGTGACCGGGTCGGCGCGCATCGTGATCTGGTGGGAGATGTCCGCCGCCACCTCGACGCCCCGGAAGAACTCACGGCTCCCGCGTGTCGCGACGTGGCACCACCGTTCGGCGTAAATCACCCAGTTGCTGGCCGAGGTCTCATCGATCTGCCCAGCCGCGTTGACGGTTGCAGACAGCCTTTCGATGGTCACGCGATTGGAGAGGCTCCCGCCCTTCATGCGTAGTTCCCCCACCGCAGACGATCGCACAGGGCCGAGTACGAAAACTCGATCTCCTTTGAGATTGTGCCAGTGATCGACGCCTCCGCATTCTCCAGCCAGTGGGCAGCCAGTAGCCGGATAGCCTGCTTGGCGTCCTCTGGCACCGCAGACGCTGCACCGTACCCGCTGGTGTACGTGACCGCGACGGCCGACAGTCGGTCGTATGTCGTCGGCCAGGTTTGCCCAAATGCCGGCCGGATCAATGCCGGCTCGGCGTAGATGTCGCTCTCGTAGGTTGCACCCGCGAGAGTCTGTTGTACGTTCAGAGAGTCGTAATAGGTGATCGAAACGATAGCCTGAATCGGGGCCACGTCGAGAACGATCCACGACGGGAGGTAGTCGAGATACAGTATCCGCGTCTTCGTGCAGAGGTCTCGCCGCGTGTCTTTCTCCAGCAGTGATCTGGCCGCCGTCAGGTAGCCTTGGATCTTCGCGTCTTCGTGGTTGTGATCCACGCGGGAATGGAGTTTGAACTCATCAACGCTGACAGGCTCGACCGCTGGGCCGACAGACACGCGCGATGTGTGCCTCACGCGGTGCATCGACTCCAACGGCCGGGCCTTGTCCCACATTGTCAGCGTCCCCTGCGAGAGAAGCGAACAGCACGCTCCGCAGCAGCCGGTGCCACTGCGGTTTCCATGCCGTCATTTGCGGGTCTCGCAATCTTCCGCTTGATCAGTGTGTTGGCCACGCCGTCAGGTGGAGTGATCACGATTCCCGCCTTGTATCCCTGCCATCGTTGCAGGAGTTCAATTCGCATTACGGTACTCGCACAATGTTGCCGAAGCCGCGTTCCGACGCCGACACCGGATGATCCGACGCACGCGACAGAAGAGCGAACGCCGTCAAGAACGTGCCCGCCGTGCCGTCGCCAGCAGTGGCCACAAGATCGAAATAGCGCTTGCGTCCCCGCAGGTCGACTTCAAACTTGAAGCACTTGTTGTCGTCGGTCGCGATCGGAAGCGCCGCCGTTGTCCCCGCGATGCCCGCCGAGGTGCCGTAGATCAGGCCGGTCACGTCGGCATAGCTGCCGTCAGTGTCCGACTCCTGTAGCTTCAGGGCGGTCATGGCAATATCAGTGGCCCCCAGAAATACGAAGACTTCGAGGTACTCGAATCCAGCGGTGTCAATGCTGGTGGTCGCGTAGCTCGCGTTGTCGACGATCGCAGCCGGGGGAGTGATCGACACAAACTTGTTGAATTGCGATTGGTTCATGGATCGTGCTCCTTAGCTGCCGGGAGTGGAAAGCATGATCACCGGACCGGCAACGCTGGCGGTTCCGCGTTCATGGTAATTGATGTCGAACCGCTCGGTTCCTCGAATCGCCAGTTGGTCGAATTCGAAGTACCGCGACCCGTCCACCTGAATCGAGATTCCGCGACGGGTGCCCATCGTGGCCGCGAGTTGCAGGTTGCCGAGGTAGACGAGTCCATCGGTCGAAGTCTGGGCCGTGGTCGTGGAGTTCATCACCTGCACGATCTCCACGGGGAACCCGAGGAATTGCAGGGGAGCACCGCCCGCCACTTGGGCCACCGTGTTGCCACCAGCCGCCTCAGCCAGCCGCAGCATTGAGTTCGCCCAGCCGACCCGCGAGACGTACCAGCGGGCTCCGGCCACCGCGAACTGCGGCAGTTTGCCAACCATGCCCTCGAAGACTTCGAGGTCCAGCGTGCTGAATGCCGTGTTGCCAGTCGCGGCAGTGACTTTCGAACCGGCCGCCGTGCCAGCCTTCAAGCCGACGATTCCGCCGTAGGTGCTCGTGCCGTCCCCGTTGAACGCGCACTCGTCCTCTTTGTCGGCGAAGGAGTAGGCGATTTCACTCGCCAAATCGTCCGCGATTGACAGGATCGAATCTTCGTTCAACTCGCTGGAGTAGCGGCAGAGAACCGCCAACTTCCGGGCCACCAACTGCACCGCGTCCCATCCCTTATCACTCGCCGCGATCTCGGCATTCTCCGCCACGAAGTAGGCAGTCAGACCAGACGCACGACGGGGGATGATGTGGCTGTCAGTGCTCATCGGCATTACCCGCAGGGATCGACGGGCAACGCCCCTCTCCTCCCGCAGATCGATGATCGTCGACTCCAGCACCTCCGGCACGCTGTAGCCGCCGAGGCTGTTCGTCGTGGTCGCAAGGGCTCGGGTCTCGATGCCGTTGTCAGCACACCACTGGGCCGCGCGAGTATCGCCGCCGACAGTCGCCAGCAGCCATTGGCCAGCGGTGTAGGCATCACGCTGGGCGTCCTGCCCCTTGAACGATCGCAGGGCTTTGGCTCGCCGCAGCGTGCGGATCTCGACGGGCTTCGGGGGCTCGACGATCGCACCAACCGCAGCCGAGGGGGCCGACCGCCGCCCAGTCGTCAGGGAAAGGGCAGCCTTCTCGTCGATCAGTTGCTGGCAACGGGACTGCTCTTTCGCAGCCGTGGCCGCCTCGTCCATCAGCGAGTCGTACTTACGGGTCTCGTCTTCGGTCAACGGCCGCGACTTGCCAGCCTCGCCGCCAGTGGCAGCGGTCACAAGAATCTTTTCGGCCTCAGCCATTTTGGCCGACCGCAACTCCCGGGCCTGATCGGCCAGTGATTGGAGTTCCATGAGTTGTTCCTTTCGTGGAAACGTGATGAGTGACGCTCACGAAAGCAACGGCTCTCGCTCCAGTCTGTAGAAGATTGATCGCAGCCAACGGGCCGCAAACCAAATTTACCGCCCGCCCTGCTCGACTGCAAGACGGAACCGGGCCTGTGCCAGATTCAGCGGGTATCCGCTTGGCTGTTGTTTGCGGGCCGCTTCAAGGCTTCGCAGGGCAACGTCGGTCGCCTGATAAGCCGGGTAGGTCACCGCGCTCACGTCGAACAGATCGACCGCATGAAGCTCGCGGATCTGCTCGGCACCCTCTTGCCGCCATGCGTCTTTCAGTGTGCGGAATCCAAACGACATTTGCGACAAGTCACCCCGCCTCATCTTGGGAATCAGCCGCTGCACGTCCGGATCAGATGGATCGAGGGTCGCATCGATCCTCAGCCCCCGGTCATCCTCTGCCAATCGCAGTGTGCCGGACTTCGTGCGGGCCAGGGGCATCCCGTCATGATTGATCAAAAAGCGAACGTCCGCCCCCTGTGCAATCGTGTGTGTGAATGCCCCACGCCGGATCACCTCGCGGAAGCCGCCGAGGTCTTGCGACAGCGAGTTGAAGACGGCAGCGTATCCGCCGACCTTGACGGAATCGCCCTCCGCTCGGAACTCGAATTCACCACACGCCCGGTATTCCAGATCAGCCACGAAGCACCCCCTGGGCGAACATAGCCGCCCGGCTTGAGTCCCACGAACGCACGCAAGATTCCACAGACTCGGCGAACCGATCCACTGACACCTCCGCCGCAGTCAGGAGGGCTTGCCGCGATTGGTCGACGTGACGCCGGACCACCTCACCGGGGTCGATCGCTCGGCCAGTGTGAAGGGCGATGGCTCGCACCGTCGGGCCAATCGCTCCCTCTAGTGTGCCAGCGTGATCGCCATAGAAATCATCCAGCCACCGCAGGAACTCGCTGGGCTTGCCTGCTGCACGGGTGGCCGCGTTCCGCTCCTTTGTCAGCAGCCGAGACAACTCCCCCTCGAGGATTGCCGCGAGTGCTCCCGCCATCTCGGTTTCGCCGACAGCGACAGCCCGCCCTTCCTCTGGCGTTGCAACGCTGGGCTCCCCGACCACCGGGGCAGGAGTCGCATTGAGTGAGGCCACGCCGCCAGCCATTGCCAGGCCCAGCGGGATCATATTGCCGTTGATCAGGTACGCATCGCCTTCGTCACCTGCAATCGGATTCATGCCTTCCTCATCTCGGATCTCGTTGGCGGACATCCACCCGTTTTGGCGGGCCACAGCGTAGGCTGCAAACCTGCTGTTTTTGTCGATCAATTGCAGGTCGTCCAGATCCAACTCCGTGTGGATCGTCGAACGCTCGGCACGCGACACCAGCTTCCGCTGTGCCTCCTGCTCCATCGCACGGCACAGGGGCCGGATCGTGTAGGTCTGGTACTCGATCCCCTGATGCTCGATGTTCCCGAACGTCGCCCGCGACAAGTCCCGCAACAGGTGGGGAGGGATGTTGAACCATCGGGCAATCTCGGAAATCTGGAATTGTCGCTGCTCCAAAAGCTGGGCGTCTACTGCGGACATCTGCATGGGCTGGAATTCCATGCCCTCCTGCAAGACAGCAGTTCGCCCTGCCTTGTCGGCCCCA